TACCAGCAACAACGGCAGTGGTGCCAGCGGTTTTTTCAGCCGTGCCTGCCGCTACCAACTTAACAAAGTCACCATAAAAGATTGTCGTGTTATAAGCTGACGCAATCTTGATATGGCGTACCTTACCAGTGAAAGAACCTGAAGCACTTAGTGTGCCTACGGGTTCTGCACCAGAGGGGGTAGCTACAATAGCCATATGTATTCTCCTTGAAGAATATCAGGCCTCGCCCCTAACGGGACTTAGCCTCTACCAAAGGTTGTCCGAGTGCTTCGCTCTGGATTCAGAACTGGCATTCGGGGATCATTTTCTCTCAAGAAACTGTTATCAACAGACTCCATCTGACTTTCTGCTACCTTCTGGTAATAATCTTGGCGTTGCTCCATTTGAGCTTGTGGTGCCTTACACAGAAGTAGACCTCCCACTTCAATATTGCCTTCAAATCGGGAACCGATGTCAGACATAACTTGAAGCTCTGGGTGATCTTCAGATTTCACAGGTATCCAGCCCTCACGGAACTTCTGAGACACGTTTGTGTTATCAGATTGTCCAAGGGTGCTCGTGCGTACCCATCGAAATACCCAGCCGTCTTGGGCTTCAGGTACAGGGAGTACGGAAGCTGGCTTCCATGAATCAGATGGTCGGTTTTCAGTTTCACGGGACTCAGCGTCCCTTTTTGTGCGCTCTTGTGCCATTATCAAGACTCCTTTAGAAGCTGGTTGGCATACTGTTCTGGGGTTATACCTAGTCGCTTTGCGAGAGCGATTTGGGTTCGGTTCAACCTCACTTTGCGTGGTTTAGCGCCATTATTCCTCGTAGAGGGGGCTGTCACCACGGGGGGGCTTTGACGGGTCGAGGAAGTCGTATAGACTGAACCGGATTCTTCCGCGCCAAAGTGATCTGGAAACGTCTGTCGCATAGTGCGATTTATCGCTTCATAATACTCATCTGTGTCAGGCTCTATGCCTTCCTCAGTTACTAATTTCTCGTGGATGCCATAAGCAAAGCCAGTCATAGCTTTGTCTTGACCAAACCACTTGTTCTCAGAGGCCCATTCTTGAGCTTGCTGAGAGGGCACTGGAGCTTTTGGCTGCGGTGCCGCTTGTCGTTGCTGTTGAGGCTGCTGGCGCTGTTGCTGAGGCTGTGGCTGCCTAACATTTCTGGCATTAAACTGAGCAGCACTTTGCTCGTTCTTTGCCGCCATCATCTCTTCTTGCGCCTGAATGACCTTGTCAGTATTGCCTTCTTCGTAGGCCTGACGGTATTCCTGCTTTGCTTTCTCAAACAACACCTGAGCACGGGCTTCTGCCTGCTCATGAATAAACTTCTCGCCCTGACTAATTACCTGCTGGTAATGCTGGGCTTGTTGAGCATACTGTTGGGCAACCTTGACCGCCTCTTCTCGCATCCTCTCAGCTTCTTCGCGCCTTCGGCGCTCTTCATGCTGTTTGTACGTCAGCTTTTTAATCCGCTTCTGTACATTTTCTCCATAGTGCTCTAGCTCTTCATCAGTACCTGATTCAGCAGCTTTTGACTCTGGGGGACGCCTGTCGCCATCTGGTCTGTCATCAACAACCTCTAGCTCAAGATTGCTTTCCTTGGTAAGGGGCTGGCCCTTCTCAAAGGTGGTCTTGACGCCAAAGAACTTGTCCTCTTCGGACATGCTTGTAGCAGTATCTTCGCTCATACCTTTTCAATTCCCCGTGGATCATCGACTACCGCCTCAACGCTATCATCGTTGATAAGACGAAACTCCTTGCCATGAATCTTGAATCGCGTTCCACTATAGGATCGCATCAAAACCCAATCACCTTCTTTACAGTAAGGTCCGTTTGGGAACCTTTTTTCATCGTTGTAGCAGTCCTTGCCCATTTTTAGGACAAATCCACAAATTGAACCAATTTCTTCAACTTGTAGGGTCTGATGCGCCTTGATGATCCCGCCCTCAGTCTTTTCGTCTGGGTTTGGGAGAGCTATGAGTAATTTATAGCCCTGTGGTTCAGGTAGCTGGCTGGCTTTAGTGTCTTCTGTGTCAGTCATGTTCCACGCTCTGCACCAGATATAGGCGTCTGGAGTCGCCATGCGCTGCCTTATGCAGCGAATTAGTCGCGTTCTATCCTGTCATTCAGGTCTAGTAACGCTCTTTCGGCATATGCAAGGCCAGTAATGACCCCCACACACCTTTGATAATCTTCAAACGAGTTGCATCCACCTGATGACATATGGTCGCTAACCTCGTTCATTTCGTTACGATACTCTACTTGCAATGCACTTAACAAGTTATTTGTAGCCTTTTCACTCATTATCTAACGCATCCTTAACTAAATCAAACCCTGCCTTAAAACCTTCAATCTCTTTTTGGGTCTCACTGCGACTATTCTCAGACTGCATCTTGGCGGCTAACTTGCCTGACTCAATGCGCTCTTGAGACTGTAGTTTCTCTGCATCAAGCATCAGCTTTTGCTGCGCCTTCTGCATGTCTGCTTCAATCTTAGCCATCTCAGACTGGGCCTTACCTTGAACTTCTTGCTGCTTAATCTGAAGTTCTTGCTGGCGCATCTGTATGATTGGGTCTTTCTGTTCTTCTGCGTTCTTTTCAGCCTGTGCCATCTTTTGGGCTTTGCCAGATAGCTGTGCAGCCGCTGGAGCAACAAGGCGAGAAAGCCGAAGCTCAATGTCTTCAGGCATAGACTCGTCAGGTGCTGGTAGCTGGACACCAAGCTCTTTCTCAATCTTCGCCCTATAGGCAAATGCAAGGTGCTCCTGAACGTGCGAGGACATAGCCGCCATCGCTGCTTTAGCGTTGGGTGCCTTCTGCATAATCTGCATGACTTCAGGGTTTTCTGACAGTGCCATGTGCGCCGTAATATGCGCCTCATGATCCTGATACATAAACGCCTTAACAGGCTCGCCATTAATAATGTTCATGTTCTCGCTGACAGGATCGGTAGGCTTAATGTCATCCTCTAGTGGGACAACCTTGTCTGCGTTTTGTATGCCTAGAACCTCTAGCATCTGGCGGTGTAGCAATGGCAGGTCATACATCTGTGGCGCTTGCTGCGCTAACTGTAGTGCTGCCTGATACTGCATGATGCGCTGGGCCATTGTTCCTGCGTTAGGGTCACTAACGGGGATAATATCTACCCTGTCATCGAAATCTTCACGGACAATTGGCCCTAGCTTCTCGTCATACGGGTACATTTCTGGGCCGTAATCTTTAACAAGGTCGGACAATATTGCCAGCTCTTGAGACATAGAATGATGGATACGGGCCTGTACGGCGCTCATAACCTTCATTTCTCGCTCTAATATCGCTAAAGTGGTGCCAACTGGTGCTTCCCCGTTGATGTCAGACGCTTTTACGTCTGCTGCCGACGCGAATCGCCGCCCCTCCTGCACAATGTCACCAAGCAACTGATACAGCACGTTACTAGGCTCTTTGTAAGGCAAAAACGATATGTTATCGCGTATAGCACCCCCCGGAACGTCTACATCACGAAACTCTCCCGGCATTATCGGGGTATCATCCCCTTTAATCCGCAGACCTCGTGACTTTAACCCTCCGGGTAAGTTGGCGAGCGTACCAGCGTCGATAAGCTGCCTAAGCAGCGAGGTTGCCGACTTAGACAATCCTCCAATCATATGCACCAGTCCAAACCCGTAGAAGCCTAGTCCCGGCAAATACTGGTAATGAACGTAGTGGTCTCGACGCTGTCTTGTATCGTCCTCTTCAAGCCAGTTTCGTCGTATAGACAGAATCGCTCTTGAGGTACGATCTATGGTAACTACATAAGGCAGCGCAATGCCGTCCTCATCTTCAAAACCTACTAGGTCGAGGTCTACATGCATCTCCAGCAGCGTGTGTCTGCTGTCATGCTCATAGCTCTCTGAGTCGCCTGTCAACCTGTCATATTTTGCCTGAATCTCTGACAAGTCAGGTGATGCTGGCGGCAAGTCTATATCAAGATAAAAACCTGCTACCTGTAACTTTCGTATCTCATTCGGGTTACGCTTCATGATGTGCGTAGCACGTTGACACGTTTGCAGGTCAGACGCCCCATAGGACACAACAAAATCCTCGGCTGGGACAAACATGGCACATGGCCGCCCCAGCGTCGGATCGTAATAGACCTTACGGAATGCAGAACCTGCTATCGGTAGGGAGAACAGCATTTTTTCTGTTTCCGTCCGATATTCTTTCATTCTCTGGGTGATCAGGTAGTTTAGATAACCTTCAACACGCCCAGCTTGCTTCACCTTGTCGGGGTCAATCGGCCCAACGATGGACGTTTTTACTGGCCCCCTCGCTGGATAAATCTCTTGTATAGTCTGCGCTTGGAATCGAATAACCGCCTCAGACAGCATTGGGTGAAATACACCGCATGCACCTTCCCAAGGGGTTGATCGGTCTTCAAACTTTAGACCTAGCAAGTCAAGCCCACGGATATAGGAATCTTCCCAGTCCGAACGACTTAGTCGATCTGATTCAAACTGTCCAATCAGATCAGATGAAAGCTCATCTAAATCACGCTCATCCATCACTTCGGCAAGGTTTCCCCCATGCTCCATGTCTGGAGCTGTCATTTCGGGGTTGAAATCAATGAGCATCCCACCGTCTTCATCCATAATGGATACAGACTCAGGGTCTTCTATAACGATTTCTAAAGCCTGCCCCATATCAATATCATTGGGGTTAAAAGGCTCTGCCGAGCGATCAATAGCCACAAATTAGCCCATCTTTTTAGATGTTTTCATGCCACGGGTTGCTGCCCCGCCGCCACGGCACATGCCGCCAGACTTCATTTTGGTCGTACCGCCAACTTCAACCTTGCCACCCTTAGAGTAGCCTTTGGTCTTGCCGCCTTTAAAATAACCCTTGGTTTTTGGGGTCATGCCGCCGCCAGCCATCTTACCCTTGCCGTCAGCCGCAAAGAAAGGAACTTCTTTTCCTTCCTTGCCCTCTACCATCTTCAGCTTACCACCTGCGGCATACATCTTAGACTTCTTTTTCATCATTCTCATCACCTGCGTAAATGTTGTTAAATACTCTATTCACATCTAGTGTGTAATCTAGGTCTGATTTTGAGTAGTGGACATGCTGTGACGGCCTAAAATCAGGAGCACCATCACCTACCGAAAACCAAGCTGGGTGAGTAACCCTGACTCGGTTGTTTGGAAGTGCCACTATGTTTCCAGTCCACGGCCCAGCATCTAGTAGTTCTAAAACATGGCTTTGCTTATGTTGTGCTGGATCATCCGCGATTTCGCTGTCAGTGTAATCTACCGTGAACATGTACTTCGCTGGAAAAAGCTTGTCATCAATTTTCGCCATCCACGGACACGGTGTTGCTCTATCAAGCACATACACTGCATGCTCGCGAGAAGAGCAATCCCAAGGCTGTGCCGCATATACTGGCATTGGCTCAGGCCACTCGTCAAACGGGGTGTCGGCTACTAAACCAGTAATCGGCATTCTTGCCCACATTGCCCCGCCATGAACATTTGGCTCATCAGAGTCATAAGTCTCAGCGCCAGTAAAGATTACCTGAAAGCTCAGACAGCGCGAGGGCATGGTGGTAACGGCAATTGCCATCGCATGAACAAATTCACCATGATATTTTTGATGATTGTGTGTGTACTCACGACGCACCCAGCACTTAAAGTGTGGAATATTGCTTTGCAAAAAGGCCACTTAGTAGTATTCCCTTCTTCTAGAATGATCTATCGGCTCTTCTTCTTCGTCAGTACGCAAAGAAAGAAATCCTCCCTGACGAAACCTAATTAGCGCCTGAGTAGATGAGTCTACCAAATCATCATGTTCGCCTGCTGGGAACGCTGCAAATTCTTCAATAACTTCTTCAGCAAAGCGGGTTTCAGGAACCCATACTATGCCAGAAGCAAACAAGTCCGCAACAGCGTTAACGCGAGCGATCTTGTCGTTACCTCTAGACGGTGTGTATTCCGCTACGGGGATACCCATCGCTCTTAATTCAAATATCAACGGCATTCCTGCCGCCTTAGCCTCAACGATGAATGCGTCGGGCTGCATTTCCTCCCAGAACTCAAAAGCTTTCTTCTTCAGCTCTGGAAATTCTAAGCGCTCTTTGTAAGCGTCTAACAAGATGATGTTGGGTTGATCACGCCCATCATCGTCGGGCTTGTAAAAAACGCCCCATGTTGTGCAAGCTGAGTAGTCAGCTCGTTGTGTCTTTAGGAACGCAGTGTCCCAAGACTGAATGATAAACTCACAAGCGGGTGGTCGATCACCTTCCCAGATGTTCCACCATTCTCGCTTGACTAATGCGCCCTCTTCGGCAGTGGGATTCTGCTGGTACTGGGCGTTCCATTTGCTGGATGGTAGTTCGTTTCTCAACGCCACCAGTTCTTCCATCGACCAGAACTCAGGCCATAACGGGGTTTCCGATGGCATGATGGCCGGGAATTCGATCACCTCCCACTCGTCAGTGCCTGCTCTTTGAGCAGACGATTTAATGATTTTTCCGGTAAGGTCACGCATATGCCATCGCGTCATCACGATAACAATAGCCCCTCCGGGCTGCAAGCGTTGCCTTGGCCCAGATGTGTACCATTCATGGGTCTTGTCGAACACAGATGGATCGCCTGATTGACCCTCTTGCTCTGAGTGAGGGTCATCAATGATCAGTAGGTCGGCACCTTTACCTGTTACAGCACCGCCTACACCAATAGCAAAGTATTCCCCACCTTGGTCGCTACTCCAGCGCCCCGCTGCTTTTGAGTCTGCTCGCAGCTTGAGTTTGGGAAAAACCTCTTTGTAGTCCTCTGAGTCCACAAGGTTACGCACCTTACGACCAAAGCCTACTGACAGCTCACCTGTGTGTGCCGTCTGAATAATTTTTTTATTGGGAAACTGCCCCAGATACCATGCGGGTAACAAGTAAGACGCAAACTCTGACTTGGTGTGTCGAGGCGGCATGTTGATAATCAGTCGCTTGAGTTCACCACTGGCAATGCGCTCAAAGGCTTTTGCCATAATCTTATGATGCCGACCATTGATAAAGGCAGGCCACATAAAGTCCACAAAACCCATGAAGGTATTCTGTGCGTTCTCCACCTTTTTGGCTTGCTCTATCTTGCCAAGCAGCTCTGCCGCCCTAAGCTTAACCTCGGGGGCTGCTCCCTTGAGCTGTTTAGCCAGCTTAGGGGTAATAATATCGGACATATTTTAGGCCATTTTTGCCTTTTTAGTGCGCTTAAAAGAGCGGTTTTTGCCCTTACTACTAACCGTTAGGTTCGATTTTTTGTTGCTACCGCCCTTAGCGAGAGGCGTTTTGTGGGCAACATCCTTGCCATCACCTTTAGACACTTTACCAGCTTTTTCCATCTCGCGCCGTGCTGCATTGCGTTTAGCGCGATTTTTCTTCTGCTCATCAGTGCCTTGGTAGTTATCGTATTCTTTGCGGTAGTTTCGCTTCTTCACCTGTAGCCAGAGCCGCCCTTGCTGGGTGACTGAGGCTGACTATAGCCGCCCTTAGTCGGAGACTGCTGCCGATAAGGTTGACCAGTGCCGCCTTTCATGCCCTGCTGCTGAGGCTGATAGGAAGGCTGCGGATAAGTGTTGAACCCATTATTCCTGCCGGGGTTTGCCATATAGTCAGGTATATTGGCAGTGCTCAAATCAACATTTGAAAAGCGATAGCGGGGATCGGTCATGGCTCGCATGGGATCAACTGGCCCTGTGCCAATCTGAGGCTGATAGGAAGGCTGCGGCATAGCCGAGTCGCTGCTGCTAGGCAAGTCTGTTGGTAGTATTTTATCAGTCATTTGAATGTAAGGATCAAAGCCGCCGCTCATCTGAAAATTAGGTCGAGCACCACCTTTCATAGGCTGTTGAGGCATTCTGTTTTGATAGGGGTTGCCGCCCTTCATGGGCTGAGGCTGTGGGGGCATGTAGGGCTGTTGAGGCGCATAGGGAGAACGCTGTGGGCTGCCGTACATGTAGTCGGGCCTGCCAAACACATCGCCCTGATTGCCGAAGTAGGAATTGCCAGTCAGTGGCCGCTGCTGATCACCGTTGACTTGATTTGGCGGGGGCATTTCAA